AAAAATAAAACAAATCAATACAACATACGAAAAACACGATCAAGCAATCTCAAGCATACTTGTTACCAAAGCATTTACAATAATATTAAACATCTACAATTTGTACAAATCAATACAAAATGGAAGCTTTACTTATGATTAATAATAGCCTTACTCTCAGGAGATACAATGAATGCAACGGAACACAGTTCAACATGAATCATGTTCGTCGCGCCTTGGCTGCGAAGAAACGCAATTTGCGGTATGACGCAGAAGATGATGTATACCACTGTCTGGATTGTGATGAAACTTTCGACACCGTTGAACAGTTTCGCATGGAACACGACTGTGAAGGCTCGGTTGAGCGAGCTGAAGCTGAATTTGCTGAAATTCAGGCATATATTCGGAATATGGTTAAGAAGTCCAAAGAGGTTAACGAGGACAAGCCTAAGCAGGTAATGCCAAAGATTCAATTTGGCACCGTAGGCATTTTGGAGACGTCTGATAACTCACCAGTGAAAGCTGATGAGGAGAAACCTAAACAGGTGCTATCCACAATTAAATTCGGCACCATAGGAGTCGTGGACACGTCTGTTAATCCACTGGTAGAGATCCCAACTACCAAGGGAAATGTGTGGGGAAACCTCGAGAAATCTCTCGAATCTAAGTTTGCACGTCGTACAGACAAAGTGATAGTGAAGAGAAGAGACGGATGTTGGGTTTATGGAAACACTGTGAGAAAGACACCACCCACTAAGAAAGTGGAGGCCAAACCACACTTTGAATTCAAGCTAGCACAGTATGACGTCACAACTATCAGTATTGGTGTTGGACTCAAACCGTCTGCAATGGAAAGCACAGATCAACATAAAGTGAAGTGTGCTACCAGCGTGCGAACCAAAAAGAGAGTCAAAACACCCACGTGTAAATTGAACTCTTCTCAGCTTGACATGCTCTTCAGGCAGTTGAGTGTGATAATGAAAAAGCGAAATTTGCAATTCGAAGTCGTCGGAAGCGGCAGGACTAAGAGGGCCACTTGCGGCTTTAAGAAAGTCGGAAACTGCAAAACTGTGTATGTCAAAACATTGCATGAGAGCGGTATTAGACGAAGAATTGACTTGAAACTCAATGAATTTCAAAGGATGTGCTTGAAGAAAATTTATAAATCTTCAATTCGAATGGTACCTCTAAATGCGAGCCGTATCAAAAAGGGGGACAGTGGTGCTTTGATCTTGCAAGAACACATGGTAGGAAAGTTTGGAAGGGCAATTGATGAGATGTTTATTGTTCGAGGCAGATATGATGGAGAAGTTTTAAATAGCTTAAGTAAGCAAACGTTTACAAATGCATTTAAGATGATCCATTATTCCACTAGTGACAAGTTCTTCAAACCCTTTAGTGAAGCCTTTGTTGCAAACATCCCTCAGAAACTCGATCATATTTGTGAATCAAATTTCAATATTGAAGACTGTGGGACAGTAGCAGCGTTGATTACTCAAACAATATTCCGTTTTGGAAAAATTACGTGTAAACATTGCGCTGCGAACTATGCGAACTTGTCAGACGCTGAGATGAAAGAATGGATACGTGAAGAGTTAGATGACACATTGGAGAACGTGGAGAAGAAATTCTCTGATTTCAAACACGTTATCAGATTTCTCAAGGATTTACGACGATTACTATATCTGGTAAACACCAATGTGACAACCTTCTCTGACACACAACAGTTGATTGGTAGCTATGAAAATGAGCCATTCACATCTCTTAAGATTCTTAACGAAACATTGATAAAGGGCAATTTGATGACACCTGAAGAACTCAATCACGCAACAACACTGGTCAACAAGCTCGCAAGGTTTCAAAAGAATCGAACGGACAACATTAGAAGTGGTGATTTGACACATTTCAGAAACAAAATGTCGGGAAAGACTACGATGAATTTCTCTTTGATGTGTGACAATCAGTTGGACAAAAATGGAAACTTCTTATGGGGACAGAGAGGGTATCATGCCAAGCGATTTTTCTCTAATTATTTTGAAATAATAAACCCAGTTGAAGGTTATGATAAGTATCAAATGAGAAAACATCCCTATGGTGAGAGAACTCTTGCCATTAAAAACCTCATAGTGAGTACAAATCTTGAAGTTCTGAGAGAGCAACTAAAAGGGGAATTTCGTCAGCAGCCAGGCTTGACAGATCAATGTGTTTCACGTGTCAATGGAGATTTCGCATATGTTTGTAGCTGTGTGACCACAGAGTCGGGAAAACCCATCGAATCGCAATTCTTGAAACCAACCAAAAATCATCTCGTAATTGGAAACACTGGAGATTCAAAATTTGTGGATCTACCTTCAGAAGTTAGCGAGAAGATGTACATTGCGAAGGAGGGTTATTGCTATGTTAACATTTTCTTAGCAATGTTAGTCAACGTAAATGAAGAAAGTGCGAAGGACTTCACAAAGATGGTGCGAGATATGGTAATAGAGAATAGACTTGGAAAATGGCCAACGTTAATGGATGTTGCGACTGCTTGTCATCTGTTAACAGTCTTCCATCCAGAGACTAGTAATGCTGAGTTACCACGGATACTAGTTGACCACAATACAAAAACGATGCATGTTATTGATTCATATGGATCAAAAACAACCGGCTATCACGTGTTGAAGGCAAACACAGTTTCTCAGCTAATTAAATTTGCGGATTTGTCGCTTAAATCTGAGATGAAATTCTACGCAGTTGGAGGCACGGCAGTACATGATATTGCAACACAAGGTGTTTCTTTCTCTATGCTGATCAAAGCTTTGTACAGGCCCAAAATGATGGAATTGATTCTACGAGACGAGCCATACATGCTAGTTCTTAGTGTTCTGTCGCCCAGCATTCTTATGGCACTATTTAACAGTGGTAGCCTAGAGCATGCAACACACATGTGGATCCGAAAGGATCAAAACATTGCGCAAATTGCAACCATGTTATCTGCACTAGCCGGAAAGGTCACACTTGCAAGAACTATAAATGAGCAGTTATCTATAATCAACCGACATGGTTCGAGCATGCTTGAAAATGTATTCCGTGGAACAAGACCAAATGTTTCATACATACAGGCCATTAACGTTCTGACAATGATAGAGAGCAGGGGAAGTGCAAATGAAGTTCTGGAGATGCATGGTTTCCAAATATTCCCAGTTGATTTGTATGAAACAATGGAAAAAATCTATCAGAAAGAATTGGACACTTCATGGTCAGACTTAAGCTTGTGTGGAAAGTTGCGAGCAATGCGATACTCACGTCAATGGCGCAAGTACTCTTTAAAAACGTCAAACCTTCAAGAAACGCGAGATACAAAAGGCAAATACAGTATCTCATTGGAGTCATTACGTGGAGGAACCCAGAAGTTTGTTTCAACAAAGAGTGCCGCGATATGTCAGAGATGGAATTTAATAACAAGCACTTTAAAGCAAAAGGTTTTCTCAAAATCCCTAAGTTTGTTTGTCGGTCTACTACCAAAAATTTTCAATGTCGTCAACACGCTAATAGTAATGAATTTGCTACTTAGCATCATCACGCAGTCACGTAGAATGATATACGAGCATAGGGAGAGCAAACAAAAACTTGCCAACTCAGATTTCGACAAAAGGGTCGATATACTTGAAGAAATATATGACACGTACATTGCAGTCAATAAAGTTCAACCAACTTGTGAAGAGTTCGTAGAATATGTACAGAAGGTTAACCCAGACATTGTGGAATTCGCGAAGCAAGTCTTACTAAATGAAGAGGAGTCTGTGAAACATGAAGCCAAAAGAGTTAGCGAAGCACGATTGGAACAAGCTATGGCATTTGTCGCACTCATATTGATGGCAATCGATAGTGAAAGGAGTGATTGCGTCCACAAAGTGCTAAATAAACTAAAAAGCTTAATGTCCATTGCTGATGCTGATGTGTACCATCAATCTATTGATGAAATCAAAAGCGAAATTGATGAGAAGAAACTGACAATTGATTTTGCACTTGATGACACCTTCACACCCTCTATTCGAGAGCACGATGCAACATTTGCTGATTGGTGGACCAACCAAATAAACAACACGAATGTGCTCACACATTATAGAACTGAGGGGAAATTCTACGAATTCACTAGACAAAATGCATCTGAAGTGGCATATAAGATATCAAGTGATACATCTAGTGATTTTCTGCTACGTGGGGCCGTTGGTTCAGGAAAGTCGACAGGTTTACCATATGAACTAAGCCAAAGGGGCAATGTCTTATTAATTGAACCAACAAGACCTCTGGCTGAAAATGTGCACAGACAGTTGCAAGGACCTCCATTTATGACAAACTCCACTTTACGAATGCGAGGATTATCTTCATTTGGGTCGGCACGTGTTACTATCATGACTAGTGGTTTTGCCCTACATTATTTTGCAAATAACACGGATCAAATTGCTGATTACGATTTTGTGCTATTTGATGAGTGTCATGTCTTGGATAGTTGCGCAATGGCATATCGCTGCTTGTTACATGATAATAGGTTCAAAGGAAAAATTATAAAAGTGTCAGCAACGCCGCCAGGACGTGAGTGTGAGTTCAAAACTCAATTTCCCGTTGAGATAAGAGTTGAAGAGACTCTCAGCTTTCAATCGTTTGCGCAAGGTCAGGGTACTGGGTGTAACTACGATGTCACAGGTGATGGTTACAACAATATTCTTGTTTATGTCGCAAGTTATAATGAAGTGGATTCATTGAGCAAGTTATTGTTGGACAAAGGTTACCTGGTCACGAAGATAGACGGACGAACCATGAAGTTAGGTAACGTTGAAATCGTGACGAATGGTAGCGAGAAGAAGAAACACTTCCTTGTAGCAACTAACATAATTGAAAATGGTGTCACACTAGACATTGATGTGGTTGTTGATTTTGGCACAAAGGTAACACCTCTACTTGATGTCGACACTCGGATGGTCACTTACAATAAAGGAAGCATCAGTTATGGTGAGAGAATTCAACGATTGGGTCGAGTTGGCAGAAACAAAAGAGGGCTTGCACTGCGAATTAGTCAAACACAGAAGGGCCTGGTTGAGGTTCCACCTATTATTGCTACAGAAGCAGCCTTCTTGTGTTTTGCATATGGATTACCTGTAATGACACACAACGTCTCAACAAGCTTGCTGAATCAGTGCACAGTCAAACAAGCACGTGTAATGCTGAACTTTGAATTGTCGCCCTTCTACATGGTGAATTTGGTTCGATATGATGGATGCATGCACCCTGGCATTCATAACGTATTAAAGAAGTTTAAGTTGAGGGACTCCGAAATCACTTTGAATTCAGTGGCATTACCAACGCGAAGTTTGGATACGTGGATGAGTGTGAAAAGTTACAACAAGTGTGGGGCTCGCCTAAGCATGGATGATTCCGTCAAAATACCCTTTCTGTTAAAGGACATTCCGGAGAAAACTCACGAACAGATTTGGAGTGTGATGATTGAGCACAAGAAGGACAACTGTTTCCAGAGAATCTCAAGTGCTAGTGCATGTAAAATTGCGTACACGTTGCAGACAGATATACATGCTATACCCAGAACAATCGCCATAATAGATAACCTCATAGAGCAAGAACGCACAAAGGAATCACATTACAGTTCCATGAAGGCAAACAGTGCTACAATTGGGAGTGTCAACATCGTTGGTATTGTCAATTCAATCCGTTCAAGGTTCTCACAAAACTATGCACAAGAAAACATTGAGAAGTTGCAAAGAGCTAAGAGTCAGTTACTCGAATATGCAAATCTTGACATAGACACGAGTTTCCCAGAATTGGTTCGCAATTTCCAATCACTCGAGTGTGTTACACATCAGAGTACCCACGGTATTAGCAAGGTGTTACAGCTACAAGGGAGATGGAACAAATCAGTCATTACCAAGGATCTCATTGTCGTTGGAGGAATACTTTTAGGTGGGTCGTACATGATCTATACATGGTTTCGGGAGAGTTTTGCAATGGAAGTGTATCACCAAGGCTACAATAAGAGAGCACGTCAAAAACTTAAATTCCGAAACACACGTGATGCTAGAATGGCAAGAGAAGTTTTTGGTGATGACGAGGTTATAGCGGACTATTTTGGTGAGTCATACACAAAGAAAGGGAAGCAGTCAGGGAGGACCAAAGGAATGGGAAGCAAAAATAGAAAGTTTGTTAACATGTATTCCTACGATGCTGACGATTTCTCTTTCGTACGATATGTTGATCCATTGACTGGATACACCTTTGACGAGTCACCAATGACAGATATGAGACTAGTGGCGGAAAAAGTGATGGAAGGTAGGCAATATGAGCTATCCAACGGAGACTTAGATTGGCAACTCGTCACAGCGAAACCAGGAATCAAAGCTTTTTATCAGAAAGGTGGAGCTAAAGAAGCTGTAATGATCGATTTAGAACCACACAACCCATTAGAAGTGTGCAATACTGGGACTATTGCTGGATACCCAGAAAGAGCAGATGAGTTTAGACAAACAGGAAAACCCACGGTTGTGAAGGTCTCAGAAATTCCTCAGGCTAACGAACTTCGAGAGGAGACGACACATGAAGGATTGAGCATGTATAAGGGACTCAGAGATTACAACTCTATAGCATCATGTATATGCAAACTGACAAACGAATCTGATGGGTTCTCCGAATCTTTATACGGAATTGGGTTTGGTTGCGTAATTATCACAAATCAACATTTATTTGAGCGCAATAATGGTAAACTCAAGATTCAGACACATCATGGTGAGTTCACAGTTCCCAACACAACTATGTTGCAAATGTCTCCTTGTGGAAATAGAGATATTGTTATTATCAAACTACCAAAAGATTTACCACCATTTCCACAAAAACTCAAGTTCCGGGCACCGAAAACCAATGAGAGAATCTGTATGGTTGGGACTAACTTCCAAGAGCAAAGCACGAGAAGCACAGTATCTGAAACGAGCGTCACCTATCCAAAGGAAGGGAGCACTTTTTGGAAGCACTGGATAAGCACTAAAGACGGTTATTGTGGCTTACCCTTAGTGGCTACAGAAGATGGGAAGATCGTCGGCATTCATAGTCTATCTAACGTGTCAAACACGCAGAATTATTTCACAGATTTCCCTGAGAATTTCGGAAAAGACACACTCGAAAGCCTCAATGATCTCACATGGACCAAACACTGGAGATATAACTCGAACAACATCGGGTATGGGTCATTGATGCTGCATAAGAGCCAACCGGACGGTATATTCAAGCCAATAAAGCTGATCCAGGATCTATCCGATGAGAGTGTATATAGCCAGAGCCTAAACAACACGTGGCTCTTTGATAAATTGAACGGAAATCTCAAAGCAATTGGTAAGAGTAACGCACAGCTAGTTACCAAACATGTGGTTAAAGGAAAATGCTTGCTATTCGAATCATACCTGAACACGCACCCAGAAGCCTGTGAGAAATTTAGACCCTTGATGGGTGCATATAATAAAAGCAAGCTCAACAAAGATGCGTATGTGAAAGATCTGTTCAAATACACAAGTCCAATAGAAGTTGGCGTTTTAGATGTGGACACTTTCGAAAAATCATTGGAAATTGTCATACACAATATGGAGAGTGCAGGCTTTGAACAGTGTGAATATGTTACCGACGCCCAAGCCATTTTTCGGGCGTTAAATATGAAAGCTGCTGTTGGTGCTTTGTATCAAGGGAAGAAGCGAGATTATTTCAAGGAATATACTGATGAAATGAAAGATGAGATTGTCGAGCAAAGTTGTAGGAGATTGTATGAAGGGAAAATGGGCGTCTGGAATGGTTCACTCAAGGCAGAATTGAGACCGATCGAAAAGGTGCAAGAAAACAAGACTAGATCATTCACAGCAGCGCCCATTGACACATTACTGGCAGGAAAAGTCTGTGTGGATGATTTTAACAACCAGTTTTATGCCATGCATTTTAAATGTCCATGGAGTGTTGGGATGACGAAATTCTATGGTGGATGGGACAAACTTCTTTCAATCTTACCGGATGGTTGGACATACTATGATGCTGATGGCAGCCAGTTTGATAGCTCTCTGTCTCCATATCTGATAAATGCAGTACTTCAAATAAGATTACACTTTATGGAAGCATTTGATATTGGAGAACAGATGTTATCCAATCTGTACACAGAAATTGTTTACACCCCGATCCTAACACCAGATGGAACAATAGTGAAAAAGTTTAAAGGGAACAATAGTGGCCAACCATCTACTGTAGTTGACAACACACTAATGGTTGTGTTGGCTATGACATACTCTTTGTCAAAACTTGGATACGTGGGCGAAGACCAAGCCAATGTGTGTAGATACTTGGTGAACGGAGATGATCTATTAATAGCCTTGCACCCCGAGCATGAACACATCGCAGAGAAATTGAGCGAACTCTTCAGACAGCTAGGACTCAAGTACACATTTGAATCAAAAACAAAGGATAAGAGCGAACTGTGGTTCATGTCACACAGAGGGATTCAGATAGATGGCTTATACATTCCGAAACTCGAAGAGGAGCGGATAGTATCAATTTTGGAATGGGATCGTTCATCAGAACCGGAGCATAGATTGGAGGCGATTTGTGCAGCAATGGTTGAATCATGGGGCTACGAATGGCTAACACATGAGATCAGGAAGTTTTATAACTGGGTGCTAGATCAAGAGCCTTACAATGAAATAGCGAGACAAGGAAAGGCACCATACATTGCAGAAATGGCGTTAAAGAAATTATACACATCCAAAGACGTGTCAGATAGTGAACTCATGCACTTTGTGTCTGAGTTTCTAAAGATGGAAAATCTATATGACGAAGATCTTTGTGTGTATCATCAAGGAGACAATGTCTTGGATGCCGGTAACGGTAAGCAGGACAAAGATAAGAAAAGCATAGTGCCTAGTGGAAGTGGCACTGAAAAGGGTCAAATTCAACCTGCACCTGACAAAGATATAAACACAGGTACCTCTGGCATATACACAGTGCCCAAGCTCAAAGCAATTTCAAATAAGATGCGGGTGCCAAAGTACAAGAACAAGAACTCAATGAACCTAGATTTCTTGTTGACATATCTACCAGACCAGATAGATATTTCAAATAGAAGAGCAACACATAGTCAATATGATGCATGGTTTGAAGGTGTGAAGAAGGACTACGACGTGAGTGACGCAGAGATGGAGATTTTACTCAGCGGATTGATGGTTTGGTGTCTTGAGAACGGAACATCACCAGATTTAAGTGGTACTTGGACAATGATGGATGGAGAAGAGCAAAAAGAGTATCCGATTAAACCATTGATTGAGCATGCCAAACCAACATTTCGCCAGATAATGCATCATTTCAGTGACGTTGCAGTTGCTTACATTGAAATGCGAAACACAAAAGGTCCATATATGCCAGGATATGGACTAAAACGAAATTTGAGGGATCGAAGTCTTGCATGCTACGCATTTGACTTTTACGAAATGACTTCGAAGTCCCCAGAAAGGGCTAAAGAAGCACATTTGCAGATGAAAGCTGCATCTCTCAAGAACTCACGCACCAAGGTCTTTGGCCTTGATGGCAGTGTCAGTAGCAAAGAGGAGAACACGGAGAGGCATACTGTCGAAGATGTTAACCGTGACATGCATACCCTACTCGGTATGAAAGGGATATGATTGTAAAAGACTTAAGTAGTATTACTATTCATGTATTTCTATTTATAAATCTTGTTTTCCTCTTTAATTCGGTTTATGTAACATTATAGTCAGTTATGCTCATGCATTTTGATGAGAGATGTTACACATCGTTCAAATTGCACCATAGCTTTCATAATATTCACATATTCTCGACCTATTTTCAAGTATTTCAAATTAGTGATGTTAAACATCGTTTTGAACTATTTGTCTATAGCAAGAGCC